GGACCAAATAATATTTGTCTGTAGTCTGCCATTAAATACCAAAATAATCTTCTGGGTCTTTCCCTAATTGTGGTTGTGGCACAATATCTTCGGCTAATAGTTCGTCAAATATTGGGTCGTTAGTTAGGTTTTTTGCTGTTATTAAAAAGTTTTGTAATGTGTTTGTAGGTATAACTCTTGGTCCATTACTACCAGGACCTACAGGTATACCTGCTGTGTTTGGTTCAAATTGTTTACTTGTAGGAGCAGAAAGATTCATAGGTTGTGGAACTCTACCTACATTAGGTGGTCCACTTGTTAATGCAGCTTCTTGTTCAACTGGAGGTGCAGAATCTATTTGCGCTTGTATAGCAGCAGTTTGTCCTGTTGGGTCGCCTTCCATTCTTGTAGGTGCAACAATATCTGCATAAGCTCCACCGCCTGTCATGTCAGTTTCTTGTGTCAATGCACTTGGTTTTCTACCTCTAGGCAAAATCATCTCCTCCATCTACATTAAATCCTAGTTTAATATTTATATAAACACCTGGTATTGGTGTAGGTACTATGAAATGAGTTATAGGTACATCTTGTTCTGAAATTAAATCAGTAGTAATGATTGTATCTTCTAGCTCTACTTCATCCCAATCTTCACCATTGATAATGTCATAAAATTTCTGATTAATGATATTTTCTTCCATTATGCTCCTTCTGGTTGTGGTTGTTGTCCCAAAGCTCCTAATACTTGTTCTATACCAACTGGTGACTGACCTAGACCCATACCTTGTGGTTGTGGAACTCCTTGTTGTAATAACGCAAGTTCTTCTGGACTTGGTTCTTCACCTTGTGCTGTATAATACTTATCTAGTATATCATCCATTTGTGATGGATTCTTTTTTATTTCTATTGCTGCCATTGTAGCTTTATTGTCACCTTGTGCAGCTTGTGCCATAAGAGATTCAAACAAAACAGTTTCTGCTTTTTCAGCATGTATTCTTTGTTGTATCTTTGTTATGTTATCTAATCCATCCATGTTTTCTTGTAATGTCTGTGTATCAATAATGCCTTGTTGTTTTAATTGCAGTCCTGTAATAATCTTTTGTGGTTCATCAAATCCTGCCATGACACCATACACTCTTCTTGTTTCATACATTTCCGATATATCAGTATTAGGTATGTATGTTTCTTTAAAAGCTGTGCCATTGTGCATACCTGCTATTGGTTTACGCTTCGCACTAAACAATGCTTCATCATATTCCAAACGCTTTGAGTCAAGTTGCTCAATAGCCTCTTTTAGTACAGTCTGGTATTCTCTGACATGCAAAGATGCAGACTGACCTAGTTCTTCTAATCCTCTACCTGTGACGAATGAGTTAGGTGATTGTCCATCATCAGATACTGGATAAGCTGCACCAAGTCTAAGGTGTCTTTCTAATCTATCTACTTGTTGAAATAATTGGTATGGTAAGTTGTTTACTGGTTTTGATACAGAAGAACCTGGAGCAAAATAGTTTACAGCTCCTCTACCTTTTCTGTATTTACCTGATTCTATTTCTCCAACAATGTTTGTTTCTGTAAATACTGCATCTTCCATAGCAATAGTTCCGAGTATGTTAATCTTTGCCATGTTCGCCATAAGTCCTGTAATGTGTTGAAATTGACTTTGCATTTGGTCAAACGAGTATCGTTTTGCTACCACAAAACAAGGTCCTGACTTTAACATGTTAGGCATAAAGTCTATGATTTTGTTATTTTCTGGTAGGAATACATAAGTACCCTCTTCATTTCTAAACTCTACTACTACTTTGCCTTGTCCTGTTGAGTTAGCCCAACTGCTTTGGCGTTCTGTAGTTTCTACAAGTATAGAGTATGCACTTTCTTGTTCTTCTTTATTTTGCTCGTAGATATAAGGTTTAGCTTCAGGATATTGTTCTGCAAGTACAACATGAGGCACTCGTCTAATAATTGCTAACTCTGTTGGTTCTTGGTCATTACCAAAGTTACCTGGATAACAATTAAAGGAATCTTGTAATTCTGCGTATGGATATGGGTTACCATTTCTATCTCTTTTGTGCGTTATAGTCCATACAACAAAACCATAACCTGGTAACCATCTGGATGCTTGTGGTAATTGTTTATGTAATTTATTAAATTTATCGTATGAAGTAACAATGCGTTCTATCTTTTCAGATTTCTTTTTAGCTCTCTGTGAATCATTGTCATTAGTAATGTCTACTTTTAAATCTGGCGCTCTACCTAGTTTTTGTGCAAATCTTTCTAATGCAGTTAAAAATAAGTTAGGTGCAGGTAATTGGTTGTATTCAACATTCATCTTGTCACCAAGTAAGGCTTTTACCGCAGCTTCGCCACCATTCATAATGTCACGAATCCTGGACCTGTCTAACATTCCCTCTTGATTTATAGCTCGTAAGTAATCTACTTTTTGTGCTAATTGTTCGCTATTTAAAGGCATTTATCTCCAATTATCTATATCTATACTACTAGGTTCATACCCAGAAAAACTAGGATTATAATCATATCCTAACTCTGCAAATCTTTCTTTTTGCATACGCCTAATTGCTCTCATTGGAAACCAACTAGCCATAACAATATCTGTCTTAGTACCTACGCTTTTACTTTTGTTCCTTGCAGAACTAAAATATACTAACTGACTTGTATATAAGTTTACCTTCTCTTGCGCTTCAAAGCTAAGATATGGCAAAGAAATTTTTTGTTCCTGGAACATTGGACGCATAGCTGTAACACCATACATAGGGTCAAATTTGTTCTTATAAGTTTCATGTCCCTCTAAAAATATTGCATGACCAGACGCAAACTCTCTAATAGATTTATCTTGTCGTATAGCCTTTTGGAAACCATTTTCTTCTATGACCCAATGGGATACGCTGTACTTCAACCACCATTCTTTTATAATATCTAATGCTTGTGGGATACCGCCACCTAAACTGTTGTTCATATCTACCATGTGTAATTTATTTTCTGCAGCATCATAAGCCCATAAAAATGCAGCTTGATAACCTGTAGATGCAGGGTCAAGTCCTGCTATAAGTCTTGTACCTTGTGGTATGTGTCCAATATCTCTTTTTTGGTCACGACATTCTTCTATCTCTACTCTGTCAAACAAAGAGAGTCCATCAGGCATAGCAACATTAAGATATACCATCTCGTATATTGCACGACCACCTGTTGTTTCTGCACCACGCTTTCGGTCCATTAACCATTTGTAAGTTCTCTTACTTGACCACAACATACAGTCTTGATGTGTATCTTCTTCCCAGTCAGGTAAGGTACATCCTGTATCGTGTGCTTCCTCAACAATAGTTTTCCAAGATTCGTTTTCTAAAAGATGTGAGTACAAGTCGTCATAGTGTTGTCGTGAACCAATAACTACCATAGCGGTATGTTCCTCTTTACGACTTGACAATGTTGTTGTCCACCAACTTCTTGTGTTTTCTCTTGATGCAGGTTGCATTGTAGATGTGTGGTCCTCAATGTCATCAGCAATAATTATGTCACAGTCACGAGATAGAATTTTACCACCTCTACCAAGACCAACCATTGTCGGACTCTTAATTCCAGTAACTGTTCTAGTACCTACAGTAAAACCACTTTGTGACCAAGACTTACCTGTTCTACTACTAGGTTTAAATTTTGGTCCAGGTCCACATATCTCTTCTATAAGTAATTCGTTACTTTCTAGTTGGTCAAGTACAGAACTAACTGCGTTTTTAGCAATCTCTTCGTTACCACCAACCCATAAAATACGAATGTTAGGTGTAGTACAAATTATCCATACTGCAAAGTGTATAAGCAAATCTGTCTTACCATGTCGAGGCGGTGACAATATCATTTGTTGTTCACCTTTTTCTATAGCTTCTAAAATAGAATTAATCCATTTAATGTGAAAGTCTGGAGTTTCGTATGGTTCTCCTTTTTCTGTTTGGAAATACCTATCTCTAAAATCTCTAAAGTCTTGTAATGATTTCTCTGCTACTTGTGGTACTTCCCAAGTATCTTTAGCTACTTCATTTTCTAAATCTTCTATGTATGCGTTGTATGCCATAGATACTGCAGCAACAGATGTTTTAAGTATCTTTGCAACATCAGACATTGTGTTTTTACCTTTTAGTATTTCTTCACCTAAACCTGATTCAACAATATCGTTATAAACTTTACCTCTTCGTTGTTGTACATTTTTTTGACTAGGTATAACTAACTGGTCCTCTTCTTGTGTCCACTCTACACCTTTAGCTTTAGCTCTTTTTTTCTGTTGTGTAATTCTGTTATAACAACGCTTAGAACAAAACTTTCTAGCTTTAGGTGGTAAAGGTCTGTGACAACCTGCAGCATAACAAAACTTTTTATCTGTCATATTTATCACATTCTTTATTCTTACACTTCATGTCGTCCTTAGGTAGTAACACCTCTCCACACTTTGGACAGGGTATTGTAATACTCAATTATTTTTTAATTTTTTTAATTTTGCCATTTTCTGTACGAGCAAATTTATGAGTCTTTGTTTCTCTTATAAGAGTCCCATAATATCTTTTACCGCCATACAGCCAACTTACTTTTTTAGCCATTTGCAATGCCTTTCCATTTAGCGCACCAGGCAAACGATTGCACTGTTGCTTTCCATAGTGTACAGTATCCTGCAGGTTCATAAAAACTACAGTTACTACATTTCTGATTAGCTTTAGGTGCTAGTTGATATTTCTTAGGTAAGTTAGTAGATAATTGTTGTTCACTGTTTATTCCCATACATTACCAAGCCTTGCAAGACCAATACCTTGCTGTGGTTTTGTCAGTCGCAGTATCGCATTTATGTCTTGCTCTAAAACTCTTACGAGCTTCAGGATTGTTTTTTCTTATAGCCATGTTTGGGTCACCGAACATTACCTTAACTACTTTTCCACCTTTACTAACATACACTTTAGATTTCTTTCGACCATACCCAGGTTCACCCTTACCTATTGCAGAAGGTGAATTTAATTTAACTGACTTGCCCTGGTATGTAGCCATTAGTAACCTTTTTTCTTTTTCTTACCTTTAGATACTTTTTTCTTTTTTACTTTATATTTCATAGTGTAACTATATCACAAAACCCCGCCGAAGCGAGGTTCTG